CGTTGATGGGGTCAAATCAGCGATAGAGGATGAGCAAGCACAGTTAAGGTTGGCTGCTGCTCTAAAGACCGCCACAGGGGCTACTGATGCCCAAATTAAGGCAACCGAGGAATACATTCGTCAAACTCAATTAGCCACCGGTATCACAGACAATGATTTGAGAGCATCATTCCAGAGATTGTCTGTATCAACAAAAGATACAACTCAATCACAAAAACTGCTTAACCTTGCAATTGATATATCAAAAGGAACTGGAAAAGAACTTAGCACAGTTGTCGAGGCATTATCAAAAGGCTATGAAGGACAAGATACAAGATTAGTCAGACTTGGCATTGGTATAACTCAAGCCGATGCTAAAGCAATGGATTTTACAGAAACTACTAAAGTCTTAACCAACCTATATGGTGGTGCAGCAGCTGCAAACGCTGAAACATTTCAAGGCAGAATTGATCGATTAAAGCAAGCATTTTCTGAAGCACAAGAAGAAATTGGTTATCGATTACTTCCATTTGTTGAAAGATTCGTTGATCTTATTGTCAATAAAGTAGTGCCTAAATTACAAGAGTTTGCTAAATACTTTGATCCAATTAAACAAGCCATTAAAGATAATCAAGAAGCATTTGACGCATTTGGTCAATTTATAACTAATGTGATTATTCCAGTTTTAGTTGTTGGCTTAGGCGCAGCATTAAAGACTGTTGGAGTTATTGCCGGTGGAATTGTTGATATAATCGGCAAAGTTATATCTGCGATTCAAACAGCTGTTGATAATGCTATTTCAGGAATTAATCGGTTAATTAATGCTTATAATGCAATTCCAATTTTGCCAAACATTAGCACAATAGGTGCATCAACTTCGGTTGGAACTCCATTCGGTCAAGCTGCTTCTGCTGTGGCTAATGCTCAACCTGCTACCGCTGCTCAATTAGCAGCAGGTGCTGCAAGGGCTGGAACAACTGTTAATAACATTACTGTTCAAGCGGTAGATTCTGAAGGTGCTGCAAGAGCAGTTGCAAAGGTATTAAATAACAGCGCATCTAGATCAGTTCCACAGCTGTATAACAACGGCATTAAGGGCGGATAATGACTGTATTTACTCCCGAGTATAAATTAACAGTTAATGGAGTTGAATACACAAATGTAGCAATTTCAGACATTGCCCATCAGGCTGGTCGTGAAGATATTTACTCTCAACCTAATCCATCTTATATGCAAATTACATTGGTTGCCTTAAACAATGAAAACTATAATTTGCAAGTCAATGACGGAATAACGCTACAAGTCAAAGACAGCACAGACACCTATCGAACTTTGTTTGGTGGCAACATCACAGACATCACAACTGAGGTTGCAACTGCTAGCAGTATTGCTGAAACCTTTACTTACACAATCCTCGCTTTAGGTTCATTGGCTAAACTGCCAAAAGCAATTTATAACGGCACACTGGCTCGAGATGATGACGGCGATCAAATCTATGAATTGCTTTCAGATTTATTTCTAAACAATTGGAATGAAGTGCCAGCAGCTGAAACTTGGTCTGGATACAATCCAACTACCACTTGGGCAAATGCTGAAAATCTAGGACTTGGAGAGATTGATCGCCCAGGAATTTATGAAATAATAGCAAGAGGATCAGATCCTGATACTACTTACAATATAGCAAGTCTTATTGCTAACAGCGCACTTGGTGTTTTGTATGAGGACAATGAGGGTCGCATCTCCTATGCTGACACAACTCACAGACAAAATTATCTTGCCAATAATGGATATACAGAAATTTCAGCAAACACCGCCATTGGTGCAGGATTAAAGGTTTTGACTAGAGGCGCAGATGTTCGCAATGAGATTATCATCAATTACGGCAACAACTATGGATCACAAAAAACCGCAATTGATCTAACTAGCATTGCAACCTTTGGGTATCGAGGTGAAACCCTAAATACAGTCTTGCATGATGCTACTGATGCACAAGCTGTTGCTGATCGCTTTATTGCCCTAAGATCATATCCAAGAGCCTTATTTGACAGCATTACATTCCCATTGACTAATTCAGCAATTGATGATGCAGACCGAGATGCTTTGTTGCAAATCTTTGTGGGTCAGCCAATGCGTATAACAGACTTGCCTGTTCAAATAGCCCCAACTCAACAATTTGAGGGTTATGTTGAAGGTTGGCGTTGGAGCACTAGGTTCAACGAATTATTCTTAACGATAAATCTAAGCCCGATTGAATTTTCTCAAGTAGCACTTGCTTGGGATCAGGTATCAGCCTTAGAGGCTTGGAACACTTTATCCGCTATACTAACATGGGAAAACGCGATTGGAGCAGTAGCCTAATATGGCAAACACAACGAATTATAATTGGGAAACACCGGATGACACCGATCTGGTCAAGGATGGCGCAGCTGCTATTCGCACGCTCGGTTCATCTGTTGATACAACCACAAAAGCCTTAAATCCATCAACAACACTTGGCGATATTGAATATCGTTCAGCGACAGCAAATACAAACACAAGACTGCCAATTGGAACAACAGGTCAAATTTTATCCGTTGTGGGTGGAGTGCCAGCATGGGTTGCAAATGATGTTGGAGATATTACAGCTGTTAGTGCTGGCACAGGAATTTCAGGTGGAGGAACATCTGGCGACATAACAATTACAAACTCAATGGCAACAGCAATAGATGCTAAAGGTGATTTAATTGTTGGAACTGGCGCAGACACTTTTAGTCGTTTAGCGGCTGGAACAAACACTTATATTTTGACTGCCGATAGTGCAGAAGCAACAGGATTAAAATGGGCTGCACCTGCCGGTGGCGGTGGAAAAGTCTTACAAGTTGTAAGTGCTACTACAACTTCAGCAACATTGATAACATCAAGTTCTTATACTGACAGCAGTATTACTGCAACAATTACTCCAACATCTGCTACATCTAAAATTTTAATTATAATTTCGGCAAATTGTTTGACTTTTAGTGCTTCTAGCGCAACTTATGTAAAATCTAAAGCAAGAATTATGCGTGGCGCAACAGCAATTCACACAACAGAATTGGCAACACAAGTTGAGGGCGCAAGTGCAAACCCAATTTCTATGGGTAATACCGTTAGTTATACATATTACGATAATCCAGCCACAACATCATCAACAACTTATAAATTACAAGGTTTAATAGATGTAGGTTATGGCGTAAGATTTCAGCAAGATAGCAGTCCTTCAACAATCACTTTATTAGAAATCGGTGCATAATGGCAAAATCAGAACAAGTTTTAATGATGTTAATTCCCGATGGTGGTTTTGTTCAAATTGGCGAAGATTATGAAGGTATTCAATTTCTTGAATGTGAGCCAATTACTAAAGAACAATATGAAGCAGGTTTTGCACAATATGATGCTTGGAAAGCCGAACAAGATGCTGCTAAAAAACAAGCTAAAGAAACAGCACAGGCAAAATTAAATGCACTTGGTTTAACTGTTGAGGATTTAACCGCTTTAGGTTTGTAATGAAACCTTGGTTGTCTAAAGCAGCTATGCAGTTGCGTGAGCAGATCGATGACAGTTTTGCTGATAGATCTAGAAAATCGGATGGCTGGATCTCAGACGCAAGGCATCAAAAAGTAAAATCGGATCACAACGCCTTGCCTTCGGGTGAGGTTTGTGCAATTGACATTACAGCTGATTTAGGTCGAGCCGAAGGCATATCTGCCTACCTTGCCGATCAAATACGCATTGCTGGCAAAACAGATAAGCGAATCAAATATGTAATCCACAATCATCATATTGCCAGCAAACTATTTAATTGGCGTTGGCGTAAATACAAAGGCGTAAATCCCCACACCAAACATATCCATATCTCATTTCATCCAAAACAAACAGGAGAGTTCTTTAACATCCCACTACTAGGAGGCAATCAATGAAACTATCAAATAAACACAAGGCTGCAATTAAGTCATATTTAAGAGCTGTGGCTGCTTCCGGCATTACTGTCCTATTGGCGATCGTTGCTGACATCCGTCCAGAGTTTGCAATCTTAGCTGGAGCATTAGTAGCACCTATTGCAAAAGCATTAGATCCAAAATCTGGTAAAGAGGCTGATTATGGAATCAATGCGAAATGACAGCAAACGAATGGGTTGGTATCGCCGTTGGCGTATGCGCCATATCAACAAGTTTATTGCTGGGTCTGCGCTGGGTTATTAAATCCTACTTACAAGAATTGAAGCCCAATTCTGGAAGTTCGATCAAAGACCAAATTACAAGATTAGAACAGCGTGTCGATGATCTGTTTGTCTTAATTAGTAAGCGATAATTTTTGTCATGGCGAACACACGCAAACCTATCAAACGCAAAAAGATCAATAAGCGTATCGTTCGCCAATCTCCTGAACCATTAACAAAGATAGATCAACATTACACCGCATTGCATGAATGTTATAAAGCAGCTCGTAAAGCAGGATTTACGCCAGAGCACGCATTTTGGCTAATGACCGAGCATAAGACTTTTCCTGATTGGATTGTAGGCGATGGCGGGATTATTCCTTCCATAGATCCAACTGACGATGAGGATGACGATTAAGCGATACTTAGTAATAAGTGATTTGCAAATTCCCTACCATCATGAAACAGCCGTCAAGAATGTTATCAAATTGGCAAAGCGTGAAAGATTTGACAGCGTTTTATGCGTTGGCGATGAGATTGACTTTCAAACGATTAGCCGTTGGGCTGAGAAAACACCTTTGGCTTATCAACAAACTTTGGATGATGACCGCACAGCTACTCAAGAGATCCTTTGGGCTCTCACAGAGCACAGCCGAGAGGCTCATATTATCCGCAGTAATCATACTGATCGCCTATATAACACTTTATTAAAAGTTCCGGGAATGATCTCACTTCCCGAATTGCAATATGCCAAGTTTATGGATTTCGATTCTATGGGCATAACTTTCCATAAGACATTTTTTGAATTTGAAAAGGGCTGGATCTTGGCTCATGGCGATGAAGGCAACATGAATCCTAACGCTGGACAGACTGCTCTTAATCTTGCCAAGAAGGCTGGTAAGAGCGTAGTTTGTGGTCATACCCATAGACTAGGTATGTCAGCCTACTCAGAGGGGCTCTACGGGGCTTACAGACCCCTTTACGGCGTAGAAACCGGCAACCTTATGAACCGAGCAAAGGCTTCTTACACAAAAGGGCTTGCCAACTGGCAAATGGGCATAGTCATCATGGACTGGGATGGCAAAAATATGAATGTGCAAATGATCCCAATTAACAAAGATGGCAGTTTTACAGCTCTTGGAAAGTCTTATGGGGCGTGAAACAGACTATATCGACCGCACGATTGATGACCATATCGATGATGTTGAGGATATTGGCGTTATCTAATCGTTATAAAACACGCCGAAAGTAATTAACCGCCTGTCCTTGCTTTAGGTCATACTTTCTGTATCCACACGAACGCTGTGGGTAAAGGGAGCAACATGACAGTAAAGGACGACATGCTACAACTAGCGTGGATATTTATGGGTTTAGGAATAGGCGCATGGATTATTCACGAAATCAAAGACACCGCATTCCAAAATGGATATTGGAAAGGTCGGGCTCATGGGTGGGATTCGCACCGCCGATTGATGAACACCAAAACCAAGTCTGATGAAGTATTTGATTATGACAAGCAGAACTGAGTTTTTGGATGAGATCGCAACAATCCTTTCAGCTAGAGGATCGGTTTACGGAAGCAGTCAAAGCAATCACGAGCGAATCTCAGAATTGTGGTCTGCTTACTATGGAGATTACATATCGCCAATGCAAGTCAGCATCATGCAGCTGCTCGTTAAGGTCAGCAGACTTGCCGAAACTGCAAATCACCAAGATAGTGTTAAAGACATCATTGGTTATGCAGTTATCTACAAAGAATTGCACGACCATTACGACCAAGAGTTTGGAGTAGCTGATGGCATTTAATCTTGAGGATTATGAGGATGTGGCTACTCTTAACAAATGGTTTATTAGTAATTTCCCGTCCGGTAGATCTGATATTTCAGTTATCAGTCATGATGCTGAAAAGGGTTATATCTTGGTGCAAGCAACTCTTTGGCGAGATAGCAAAGATGAGCAACCATGTGTTTCTAACATAGCCTTTGGCGCAAGAGATACCTACATCCAAAATATGAAGAAATTTTATGTTGAGGATACGGCTACAAGTTCATTAGGTAGAGCAATTATTCTGCTGAAAGGATCTGACAAGACTGCAACTAAGGATGATATGAAAAAGGTTGAATCCAATCCATCTTTCAAAGATAAATTGGAAAGTCGCCAAAATATGTATGGCAAGCCCGGAAGCAAATCAGCACAAATTGAAACAATCCTAAGAGATAGTTTTGCAGCTGATAAGAAAGAGCCTGAACCTGTTGCATGGTCGGTTGGTGATGTTGTGGCTGAAATCGGTGCATCAATACCAAATGAGCCACCTGCGTGCCAGCATGGGCATATTCTAAAAGAAGGAATCTCTAAAGGAGGCAAGCCTTACTATGGTTATGTTTGTAAAGCAAAACAATGCGAACCTAAATGGGCAAAACTTACAGCTAACGGAAAATGGTATTTTGAAGGAGGTGAATAAATGGGCGAATTACAAATTATCGATGGTTCTGGTCTAACTGCAACTTTTACAGATGACGGAGTTAAAGTAGAACCATCAACAACATATTGCGACTTAT